ATATACGCATCAGGTCAAAAGGCCAACTACTGCTTCTACGATACGAGAACTCTGCCGGACCCACATCGCCAACTTTCCAATCACGATTAAATGAGGTGTTGCTATAGTTACCTACTATAGCATTAAACGGTGATACTAAATTGCCTGCACTATCTACTGGTAATACTTCTAATAATTCTGGTCTAATTGCTTTTGGTATTACAACTGGGTTACCGTCATTCCAATCAATACCCTGTGATAGGTCGCCCCACAATACTAAGTTATCACTTGTATACGGTGCGGCACCATATCGGCTTGTCCACCAACTAGGCATATTTTTGTAGTCAATCATTTCCCAAGGACTAGTATTTGGATTACTAGTGTCATAGAAGTATTCATATATACCTCTCCAATAACCTTGCGGGATAACACTGCCATTTATCTTATTACCAGATTGATTGTAGTTATATGTATATTGATTAGTAGAATTGTAAAATTGTTTTTTATAATTAATTCTATTTTGACCAACCCAATTTAAGAAACTACTAGAGTAAATTTCTAATATTTCATCATAGCTATAATCAGTGTCTCGGAAGAAGCCAGGTAATACTTCATATGCCTGTATTGGTATGGTATTACTTAGTTTTAAGTTATTATATATACGAGTTTCAAACTCTAATAAAACCTGATCTCTAAAATCAACTAAACTACCATTTATGTAGTCGCCGTATAATTTAGTATATGATCCGTCGTGTCCTACAATAAAATATGTAGGTTGATTGTAATTACTATCTAATGTAACTGATGGAATTGTTGCTGGGTATAATCCTAACTTAGTCGGCGTATTTGGAACATAGCTACCATATGTTTGATTATATTCTTTAATAGTAATTTGATCACCGGCTACCAAATCCGTTGTAATTGTTAATGACGGAGTGTCAGTACTCACCGTATAATCGGTGTTACGTATTAATTGTGTTACTATTCCGGATGAGTTGGTTAAATAAACCAAAACACTATTATAGTTTGCGGTCGCAAAATTGTATATTTGACTTAAAGGATATATACTGGTATCTAATGCATTTGCAAAACTGTATGAGTTGATAATGTATGCCGCTTTACTTGGCAACATATCACTCCAAAAGAATGAATTACTATCTGTTTTAGATGCAGAAATTTTATCTAATGCATCATCTAACATTGTTGACGCAGGTGTTGCAAAATTGTAATCAGTAGAATTAACCGTATCTACTAACAATGTTTTAAAGGTAACATATTCTCTACTATTAAACAATAATGCATTAAATAAATTGTGATTTTGTTTACGCAAGAATGTGCCAGGTAATACTAAACTTGCACTATTTTGTATAATAGCGTTACCATATGGCACTACATTGCCTAAATCACGATAGTTATTAGAACCAAATATTGTACCTGTTGTGTTTGGATTATTGTAGAAAATACTTTGATATTGTCCTCTAATATCACCAACATTGACTACTGTAATATCTCCATTTAATGGATTGTTATTTAGATTAGTTGGTATTTGATAATATGCAGTTGGACTAACTTGATCACTCAATAATAAAATTTCAACAACGGTGTCTTCCAATGGATTGGGTACACTAAATTCAACAATAGTTTGATTAGAAGTAATTGTTACTGTATAATCACTTGCAGACTGTATACTATTATTAAGATATAGTTGTATAGTAGGCCATATACTATTGTCGTCTGCTAATTTTGCAATGTCGCAAGTATAAGTTGTAGTTGGATTATTAGCATAATAATTAAATTCAAATATCTGATATTGCACACTAGGTGCAACTGCTGTTTGCCAACCCAATTGTCTTGTGTAAGAAGTCAAGTCATTATAATTATAAACATAACCAGTATTAACTTTTTGTGTTTTTGGAGTTGTTCCGCTTACATAATCAAATGTATCTAAGTTTAAAGATACGTTAAAGGTAATGTCTCCTACATTGTCTACCGCACTATATAGTAACGGGAAGCCTAAGACTACATCGTCAATACCAACACCTATACCATATGCAAATAACTTATTACCTGCAAATGATGTTCCTACATATACCTCTCTGTTACCAAAACTTATATTATTTTCATCAAATATATCAAATAACGGTGGCTGATTTAATGTAGTTTTTTGTTGACCTAATATCCAATCTAAACCATCAAAGTAAAAATCTTTACCTTGGTAGTTATAACCTCTAAATGTAAAAGTTTGTTCAGCAGGCAATACTAATCCATCTGATGCTTCTGTTAAAGTTATTATTGGATTAGAACCTACTGAGATAGAACTAAATCTAGCAATATATATTTTATTTTTTACATTATCACGTGTGTCGGCAGCAAATACAATTCTTGCACCATCAAATATTGCGTATTCGTCATTCTGTTCATCGTTTGCAATTAATGATATTTCTTCTGTAGTGGTTCCGATAATTGTTGTTGATCCTACCCAAGTTACTGTCAGTGTAGTTGTACCACTAGCAGTAGAAATATCTGTAATTTGAGTTGTGGGAGGTAATTGACTAGGTCCATCTATAACTAAATCAGCAACATATTGACCAATTTGAAAAGAACCAGTAATATCAGTTGTAGGAATATCAATAGTAGTAGAGGTACCGGTCACTCCGGTAATTTCGACAGTATATGCTGTATAAACTTCTACGTCCGGATAATATACTTCTTGGCTAGCTACTTGCGTAAATGCATCGGGTGTTCTAAAGTCAATAAAGTCAATTGGTGCTTTGCCCACAATGCCTGAATTGAATAATTTTAAATTAGGATAAAATTCAATAATAGGACGTTTAGCTTTATTGGATGCCGTAGCATATATGGTTATTGAATCTGGATTATTATTATAAGTGGCAGTAGCAGTAATCACATCAATGTGGAACCAGCGATTACTTCTTGACCATGCGTTTTCATCTATGCTATTTCTAGCAATAGTAATATAATCAGGTGTCACCGGTACATATAAATTGCTATCATAGTTACCCACATCATACGGTAAAGTATCGTATGGTATATAAGATCCTGCAGTAAAAGGTTCTGGTGCAATTAAATCAGCAACCTGAACTAATTGGATTGCCGACCCTACACCTTCAACATAATATTGAACATTTTCATAACTTGTTGGATATATATCACCCGAGAAAATTACTTTTAATCCGTTTGTGAATACAACACCGTTCGGTGATGTATAGTTAGCTTTGCCAATCACATCTGTTAATATATTAATGGTGTTAGTTGTGTTGCTGGCAATAAGCTTAATTTGACCAACTTTGTTACTAGACGTACCATCTTGATAGTATAGTGTATCTAATAATGAACTTAAATATGGTATTAGTTCTATTGTGTCGGTGGTGTTTAAATAGAAACTTCTGCCAATCCACTCAGTACCATAATTTACAGTAATTTTTTCTTCAACTGGTATAGTGCCAGTATTAACTAATCTAATAACTGGATTTGTTGGATCACCTTCATACGTTATTGTATAAAAAGTAGAAAATACATCAGTATAGTATCCACCTTCATAATTATTAAAATCTACGCTAGAACCAGGTGGGGTATACGAGGATCCTCCGTCTTCATCATATGTTGTAGTATCATAGAATTTTGAAATAAAGCCTTGTTCATTCGCAACACCGGTATCATAAAACATTACAGTAAGACCTTCTAATGAGGTGATACCATCAATGCCATTAGTTAGACTACTAACCAATACTCCATTAACATCATCATATGGGAGTGTTGACACTACATCAACACGATTATTGCCAGGGAAAATATATTCATCTTGTGCATTTTTAAATGGTACAGTAAATGTCACTACACCAACTTCAGTACCATTATTATCTACTCCTAATACTTCACGTGTTTGAATGTTAGGTTGTGTTGGGTCAAATCCAGTTACCCCAGGAGCACCTTGAATCCAAAATTGACTATCTTGGTTTACTGAAAAACGATAAGTACCGCCACGTAGTAAAGTTAACGTTGGATTAACTGAACCTTGAGATGCGCCGTCAGCAACTACAAGATACCCATTAGATAAGCTAGTGATAGTGTAGTCAGTTGCATTGAAAACAGTTTCAGTACTAATTGTAACTGGGGCTGGGCCTTCAGCTAACCAATAGTATTGGTTAAAATTAATAATCTTATCTAAATTAGTAAAACTATCCCAAGAATAAAACTGACTAGTAAATAGTCTGTTGTTATCATTTGTTACTGCACCTTCTAATTTTAACCCATCTATAATGCCAGGATAGCTAAGAAAATCTTGTGCTACATTTGTGTCTTTTTTAAGAAACGTGACTCCAGGATCAAGTTGATAGTCCGTACGTGTTTTATTAGGTTCTATTACATACTTGTCTTTAGCATTAACCCCATATCCAAATTTACTACCTACATAACCTTCAATTTTTTTTGTATTTGGTTGCGCTACCAATTGATCCAAAGTAGCATTTAAAAATTGACTATTAGTTGTTGTTTTAAATATTTCAGGTAGAAAATTTAATGTTCTTATTCTTGTTGCCATCGTTTCTCTCTATGGTTATATTATACTTATGCTATTTGTAATTCTGCAGGAGTAAGCGCGGCAATAACTACTACGTCATTTGCTGTTGCACCGTTAGCAAATATTTCATACGGGGCAGCCTTAATTTCATACAAGTCACCAAAATTCATTGTAGGGTCGTTAGGTACTAGCACAGCAGAACTTATCAACTCACCTACTTGCGAATGCAAGTACGCACTCAATTCGCTGAAGTAGAAAGTATCTCCAAATGTCCAAAAATTAATATTGAAATAATCGTTCATTGCAGAAAGAACTGCACTTCGAATTTCACTATCACTTGCATTAGTAGAAGATGATTTAATAACTTTAACTGTGGCTCTTAATGCTGTTGGAGCTTTAGGTCCAAACAATGGCAAGAACACAACACTATTTAAAATTATACTATCACTTAACATCTTATAATCATTTAATGTTCCGTATGCTTGTTGCAATTCATTAATAGTAGGACGATCTGGTTCAATTACTGTGTTAGTAGTATCTTGAATCCAATTCTGATATGCAGTATAATATGCCTGTGTAACTAGATACAAATCAATAATGTTTGTAGTTGCAGGGTCAATACGTGTTGTATTATTACTATTATGACGATATTGAAACTGCAACCCTTGACGACCTGATTTCATACTATATTGAGGTTGTTCAATAACTAGGTAATACGGAGTGTTAATCGTTTGGTCTTGTATAGTTGTGTAGAATAAATTATCAGTATATGCATAGAATAATTGACCCTGAGGATATTCATACTTAACTATTTCAATTTGAGTTTTATTTGCATATTGATAAACAACCTCACCTGATGCTATTAATTGATAGCGTGATAAATTAACAGCATCTTGTATTAATTCAAAGAAAGTATATATACCAATATTTGTGTTACCATTGACATATCCAGTAACTTCAGTAAAGAAATCTGGGTTACTAACAATAGTTCTATCATTAACATCAATGCTAGCTACTTCTACTTCAAAGTCATTTACATAGCCATCACTCTCTATTGTCTGTCCAATAATACTTACTGGCACTGCATTTGTTAATGGATAGTTACTACCGGGCTGTGTGTTGGTAGTTAATACTTTTACAAAATCTTGTAATACTTTACCTGTAACAGGGTCATATACCAACTTACCACTTTCGTATGTAAATCTAGTGTCGGCAACACTACCAAAATAATATGCTAAAGAACGATATGCTACACTATAACGGTTATTACCTACACTTTGTAAATTTACAAAATAGTTACTAGCATTATATGCACCAATACTCCAACGATCTTGCGCTACTGTTAGACTGTTATTGAATATCAAACTAAAGCTTTGATTTAATTCCATTCTAACAATACATTCCTGTAACACTAAATTAGGCAATGAATTGTCGAATGCAGGAATTATTGTAGATACAATTGCGCCCTGCGGCACATACCCATTTAATGTTATCGGACCGGTACCATTACTAAAAGCACCCTCACCGTTATTATATCCGTCACCCACTACATTTAACACAGTAGTCCAAATGTATGTGGCATCTGATGGGCTTGCAATGCCGGCTACTAAGCGATTGTTATTATTAAAATAATAACCACTCGGGGCGATAAACTTAATCATTGCACCTTTAGTTACATATTTCATATTATATGATGAATACGTTCCTACAGAAACAGGTACATTAGCACTTCCATTTATATTATAAAAATATCCAGTTAAACTATTAGTGTCAACTGTTTCTTCTTGCCAATATACTGTGTTATCACCCGATGCGGCATTGACACTGTAACGTGTATAATTTTGAATGTAATACTGTCTTGCTCGATTGTCTGCTAGCAATGAAGCCAATGTATCTGTCAAGAAAGTAATAATATCACCAGAACTATTAATAGTTAATAACTCATTGCCATTAGTGCTATCTTGGTACATACCACCATCACTTGCAAATGAATTGGTACTGGAGTATTTTCCGGTAGGATCTAACAGGTCTAAGTTTTTTGATACACCAACAGAACTACGGTTAATAGCTTTGCTTTTAATAATAGAACTGTATAATGTATATGGGAAATTGTTGTAATCTTCACCATTAACCATTCTATTCTGTGTGTAGTAGCGAGTAGGGGCACGTTGTTTAATGTTTGCTAATGTTTCTCTTGCCTGTGCGTTTGACACTGGTGTCTGTAATTCTAATCCTAATGTAAGTGTTTCTGTTCGTCCTACTCTACTAATATAACTTATTGAAACTGATAGATTCTGCATTTCAGTTGGATCAATCGTATATGTCAATGCATTACCTGCACGTACATATGCTCTAAATGTTCCAACTGGAATTTCGGAAAATACTCCATCACCAAAAGTATAACTAACTTGGTCATTAAATCTGCTAGCTACAGCAAATATTCTACGAATACTACTTTCAGTTTGAAGGTAAGCATCCGCATATACATTTTCTACTTTATTCCATAATGTCCTAGTAGTTGTATTACTATTATCGGTACTCAACTGATATAGCCAAGTATCGGTGTTGTTGATACCTTGAATATCAACATCAACTACTTGATTACTAATCTGTTGTGCTAAATTAAAATCGTAAGTCTGTAGATTTCCTTGTTTAAAATAAAAGAAGAAACCTGTATTTGGACTACCGTAACCTAATTTATCGTTACGATATAGCATATTAAAACGTCCGCTAGGAGCAGGAGGAATTTCATATACATAATCTTCATCTAAACTAGTTACACTAACTAATTCAAAATTCATTGTAGTGTTATCTACTGTAGCACTAAACGGTATAATTGGCAAACTAGTAGATGGAATATTAATAGCATATTCATCAGTCTTAATACCTAAAATTTGTGAGGTATTTCCTGGACGACCAACACGTTGACTATTAACTAGTGTTGCATTTATTACTGTATTAAATTGCTCTAGCCAATTAATATTTGCAGGGTCATTCCATAATACTGTTTGATTACTTAAATTAAATCCATTTAAGTCAGTAATATTTTCACTTGTTTGAATACTTACTACTTTGATATAGCCCTGACCTGCTAAATTACGTTTAGGAGTATAGCTAACCAAGTTTGCTAGTTTAACAACACTATCTCTACGTTCCGCAGTATCAATAAAGTTTTCACGTGCGTTTAAGTCGCTACGGAAAGCTAAACCCTGACCCATAAAAGCCATAACGTCTAATAACGCTATAAACTCTGATGATTCAATATAATCATTGAATGTTTCCGGATAGTAAACTCTTAGATAATCTATGAAACTTTTGCGTAGTGTTTCATAGTCATATGAACGGAAATCGGCTTCACGGAAGGTTTGATAAATTGCCTTCCAATCGTTAACGCCGAATAGTGCTGATTGTCGTGAACTTGTAGCCATAATGGTATTCTCTTTTAAGTATTTATCTTAAATGAAAACCACACTTTTGGAAGATATTATTGAATAACTGCAGTACTTGTACTATTATTGAAGAAAACGCTTAATGCTTGTGCATTATTGAATGGGGTAACCGCTATTTCCATTTCAATTAATATGCCATTTTCTTGTGGGTAAGCACTAACGGTATTGACTATCAATCTCGGATCTTGATTTGCAACTCGTCTAAGTTCTGTTTCTAATTTGTTCTGTACATCAAACGTATTTGGTTCAAAAACAAAACTCCAAAGAGTAGTTCCGTAACCCGGATTCCCAACTTTTTGTCCCTGTTGAATATTCAATGCATTAATGAAATCTTGTATAACCAACTGCTCGTCCACTAGCTTAAACTTTTTGCCAGGAATCACTGGTTGTACCATAGAACCTACTCCACCAGCAATACCAGCTGGTAAATTAGTAGAACGGGGCTTGTTAGAGTTAATAGTACTGAAACCAATGTATGATGGCATATTTTATCCTATAACGTATTTATGCTATGCTGTTTCGCTCGTTTAGCAGTTCATATCCTTTTTTCTGAATTGCTAATAATTGTGACCTGTATTGTTGTGTTGTTTCGTATATTGCCCTGACTGACGGGTCACCTGCAGGTAAGTTATTATTTGCATTTTCATATGTTTCGGCAGACGCATTATATTGTGCTCTAACCGTTTTAGCTTCCTCGTTTAAAGCCTCTAATTTTGCATCAATTTCTTTATACTTTTCTTTTTTTGTATCAAGCGTAGACAGTCCAGCTTTATATGCATCTTCACTAACACCTGCAAAGTTTGGTTCCGGTATTCTAGAATCTCCAAGTATGTCTCTTGTCTGTGCGGTATCACGGGTATTTGTATTAATAGCTACTGTAGGTAGCTTTAATGAGTTTCCTCCTGACCCAGAATTTGGAAAAGAACTAACTAATGCTTGTAATTGTGATGCTACCCCTGTTGGCAATCCTTCGAAGGCTAAGTTAGATAATGTTTTCTTACCACTCTTTAAATCATCTAACCCTTTTGTTAATGCTCCTACTGCTCCTGTGGCTGCTGACAATGCACCAGATGATGCTAGAGGATTAATTGATGCTATATTAGATATACCATTTGTAATTGCGCTTGCTTGGCCGGCTAAAGCTGTGATGGCTGCTACCCCTGGTGCATTATTAACGGCACCGAAGGCATTGTTAACTACAGAAGCAACTACACCAGCACCACCGGGTAATGCTCCCAATCCAGTAGATAGGTTTGCTGTTATACCTGTTGCCGTTTTTAATAATCCGCTGGCTGCCCCTGTTACTGCACCTAATGCACCTGTTAATCCACTAGTTACTGAACCTAACGCACCTGTTATTCCTCCAGTAACAGCACCTAACACACCTGCTATCCCACCGGTTGATGGAGCCTGTGCGGCCGCTTGTGCTTTTTCTGTTATATCTTTAATATTTTGAGGTACTCCGGCTTGTAATGTAGGGAATGCTCCGGTGATGGCTGCAAATGCACTGCCTGCTACACCTTTAGCACTGTCTAATAATCCTGCTATTCCACCTATAGCTCCTTTAGCCATTCCACCTAATGCACCTGCAATACTACTTAAACCACCTGTTACGGTACTTGCTAAGTTACCAGCAAAATTACCTGCTGATACTAAACTGCTAGCTGACC